CTGCGAGAATGGATGACCACGCGAGCGCCGGTATTCTTTGATTTTGGCGAAGAAACGCGTCTTTGGTAGCTACTCCCCAGCAGTCCTGACGGGAAAGCGTATGTCATCCCATATTCGCGTGCGGAGTTTATTCAGGTCCATCGGGGCGGCGATGCGCAGAAGGTTCAAGAATTTGCGGCACTTTTGAAGCAGTTCAACGAATTCATAACAATGAATAATGAGCTTCATCGCGTACAGGCGTCGAACCAAGAGCGAGTGCGTTTCCAACAAATGCGCCCGCAATTTCCGAGACGTTCGCGGCGCCTTTAGTGAAAAGCCGAACGCTCTGGAGCAATGCTAAGGGAACCGTCTTCGTGAATATAAACTCCGTTTTCACGATGACGTTTTAAATCGGCTTCCAGTTCGTCATGAAGTTTCTTTTTTGTTGCGAGCGCAAGGTTGTAATCTTTGCTGCGTTGCCCGCGAAGCGCGATTTCGTACCGCTCACGATTAATAAACTCTCGCTCAAAAAGGTCTTTTGCAACATCGACGTTCGAGGCAGTTGTTCCATCCTTTAGTGGAGCCCCCGCACCAAGCTCGAATTCAAGCCGAAAAATCAACACGGAATTACGACCCTCGCGTCGTCGCAGAGAGGAAAACCAACTCTCAGACCCCATTGGGGAATTCATGAATATGTGTTCTTCAAGTGCGTCCAATTCATCAATGAGTTGGAGCATCCGTTCTAGTGGCAGGTTGAAAAACATTTTAGTGGTCTCAAATTTATCGCCTTTCATCTTCACTTCCTTTCGGCCCGCGACTTTTATTTTCGTAGAGCAGCTCGGTTACTTGTAAATATAAGGATGCCAAGTGGCCCTTAGATAAATAATGAAAATTTGAGTAGGTGTGATGTGGGATGTCCCACTTGGGAATCGAAGACAAAAGAATGCAAGGGATCGCGCCCTGAGCTTCGTGCCCTTGTAGCCAGCTTAGAATTTGTTGGCTCGTGCCGTCTTCAAACAAATGTCCCGTAATAACAAGATCGAAGTGATGTCCTTCTAATGCCGAAATTGCCGATTTGACCATGTACGCAGGGAAAAAATCAGCGTTTAGTTTTTTTAAGATAATCGTTTCGATCAGCTCTGGAAATGATGGATCTTTGCAAAAACATCCAATTAGAGGCTTAGAAGTTGAACTCATGATTCAACTCCTCTCGAAACTTTAGCTCGATCAATTGGCCATCTATATCAGTCCGATCCGTGGCGGACGTGCGTTCTCGTGGGACGAATTGTAAGACGGCACAAGTCTCTTTGCGGTGTTTCCGCCGTTCTTCGATCTCAAGTTCTAGCTCGAAGAAGCCGGCGCCAAGCCCGCGCATACGGGAAATTTCGTCGAGAGACAAATCGCGAATGGGAACAACGTTCGTGTTTTTCCATTCAGCGAGTTGTTTTCGATATTTTTCTTCGATGCGGCGGATGTTCGCCTTGGTCTGGGTCTGGTTGAGCACCGCACGAGTTTCAAAGACGGCGTTTTTTCCGAGAAATTCAGCGAGTTTTATGAGACGAAAACATGGTGAGTAGACGGGATATTTTTGAACTCTTGCGGCTTCAAGCTCTGTGCATTCAAGAGCCTTTGCGATTTCCGCAAACGAGACGCCTTTTATTTTTTGGTAGGTTCTAAAGGTCTCGTAAAGGCAATTATTTTCTAAGCTAAAAAGTTTTTTTCCCTCGATCTCCATCGCTCATTCATCCCGGCACGTCCCCACTAAAATGTTATTTTCTAAACACGTTTTAGTGATAATGAGATTGGGCCAACTTGTTAAGAAGCGCTCATCCGGCATCCATCCGCTTGCGTTTGTTGATTTTTGCTCCGGCACTCAACATCCGCAGGGTCATGAATTCAAATCGCTCTTTTTTTCGCAGAGCAATTTCCTTTTCAGCCGCTTCGATCTGTTCGGGTGTCCCATCAGCTTTGATCGATTCGAGTATCAACTCGTCTGCGACCTCAAGTTGGTCGAGGTACTTAAGAACTTCATTGAGGGGCTTCTTCAGAAGGTTTGCCTCAAATTGCTCTTGGGTAAATATCGACTTTGTTTTCACTGAACCACCTATGCCTGCATCTACTTTCGATCTTCTCAAAGATAGAAGCAAACCTCGAACCATGAGCTTTATAGCTCATATTGGCTCGCTATGTCTAATTATATCTAATTTTGGCAAATGTAATACCCGTTTAATTGGCGCTCCAAGCCACTGATTACTTTATGATTTTCGCTGAAAATGATCTAAGTGCCTAGAATCATTTATTTAATTGACCTGGCGCGCAGGTTGGATTATTGTCAGTAGCACGGAGAAATATGCCCAAGGCTAGAGACAACATAAAACCGAGAAAAAACACCACGGAAGAGCGCCTACGCGCCACGCCGTTTAGTGAAGTTTCGCACCTCGACCAGGAGGAGGCCGCGATCCGTTTGGCCGCCTGGCAACGAATGACGGAAGCTCGTGTTGTCGCTGAACTGCTCACGAAGCCCGAATTCAAACACGTTAAAGAAGAACTCAACGAGGGTTTGACGTGCGGGCTTGGCTCCCATGCAAAAGATCGTATCTATCGAATTTTTTCCGAAGGACTTGGAATGAAACTTGAGCTGAATGACAAGTTCGTTAAGAGCCTTGGCAAATCCCAAGTTCCTTTCTTCCAGGGAGCTGTTCAAGCCGGAATCGAAGGCTGGGGCGCACTTTATTGGCAAGCCAAAGGAATTCTTCCTCGCGGTAATTCCGAAAAAGATACTCTGAAAGACGCAACCGAACCCGCTCGCTAATTAGCCTCGGTCAAAATACTCAAAGTGCATTCCGTCTTTGCGAGTGAAATTGCCTCCCCAATAGAAACCATGCTTCTCGAAAATCGCTATGATCGCCGGGGGCATCGCAGGATGCGGGTTCGCAAGCTCATTTCCGACATAGTTGATGTCGATAGCGATTGCCCACGAATGAAGGCTCATGGTCGTGGAAGAGCCGCGAATTTTTCGCAACGAAAAGCATCCGTCGAATGACTTCACTTCGTCAGCAAGGCCGGCTAACCCGATGTCCTCAAAGACCGCCTGGAAGACCGATACGAGCAACTTGTGGCAGTAGAAGCCGCGAGTGGTTCCCTTAAGTGGAAACGCTTTAAAGATAGGCGCAAGAGCGCAGAAGCCAAGACGTGATGCCTCCCATCCGGCTTGAAGAGGATCGCCAAAGATTTGCCTCACCTCCGCGTAACTTCGCGGGCGCTTCGGTGCGCCGACGTCAGTCGCAGATGGCTCCGAAAGGTCCAACGCTCCCCAAGTAATCGACCCGACAATACCATCGCCGGTGAGCCCCTTGGATGTTTGAAATGCACGCACGGCTTTTTCTGTTAGGGGGCCAAAGTCGTCGTCGATCTGGCCTCCATAGAATCCGATTTGTTTCAGCTTGGATTGAATTTGTCCTACGCTCTCGCCCCGAGAGCCTAAACGAAGATTAGTCACGGTCATTTTCCTTTAGTGATTGAAGGCGTGCTTGCGCCTTGCGATTGATTTTGGTCATGCGAAGAAAAAAATTTTGGACGAGCTGCTTTTCCTGATAAGTGCAGCGGCCAGAAACGGAGCAAAGCTTTTCGATGACCGCTTTCCAATCCGCGAAACTATCGGAACTTTCGCAGACCCAACCGAAACGGGTTTCGTCCCAAGTGGATTTGTCGAGATCGCGTGTTTCCGTCGTCAAGGTATGCGCGCAAGTCGCGCCGTATTCACCCATGTCGGCGCAAAATTCGTGGTCTTGGATTTGAACTCCTGCACACGCGCTAAGGAGTGTGAGAGCCATCCCAATGAACAAGATTTTGAAAAGCGTCTTTGAATTTTTGTTTTGCGGCTTCGATTGCACTCGTATCTCCTGCCTGTCCTGCGGCCTGAAGATTTGAAACAGCTTCGTCGCGGGCCGCTTTCAAATCCGCGAGTGCCTTTTGGTAATTTGAGTTTTCGATCCAGGTTTGAACGTCGATCACGCCCATCGTGGTCCACTCAGCCATCGCTTTGTAAACGTAGCCGCCGATCCAATTGAGAAGCGCATCGAAGAGATTGGAGATCACCGGCCACGACAACCACGGAGCTTCAGCAATGGCCGCAGCTTTCGCGGCTGCGATCACCACGTCGTTCACGAGGCTTTTCAAAGCTGCATCGACGGTGGCGACCGTTTGGTTATCCGTGGCCGGTGTATCGCCCATTTTTAGAGACCCAAAGCTTCTTCGATAACGGAGATAATCGCGTCGTCGATTTGACCAGGAATCAGCTCTTTGAGCTTTTCCAAGCCGGCTTTACTTTTGATGGTAAGCGTGACGGCTGCTCCGATTTCGGCGCTATCGTAGTTGATAGTCGCAACGACATTGCCGCCCTTGACCGCAACATCATAGGAACCTTCGCTGCCAATTTTTCCGCTGATGAGATCCTTATCCATTTTTGTCCCTCCTAAAGACGATGTTTTGAAAAACACACCGAAGAAACCGACCGATGCCTGCGAAGAACAAAGCCAGTAGAGCCCCACCAAGAGAGAGCGTTGATTTGGGCGAAATCAAATTTTGACGGCCCAGCCACCACTCAAGAATCAGAAGAGCAACCGTAAAGGTCTTTGAGCTTTCAAACGTGCATTGGTCGATTTGCATCAATAGGAAAAGGATATGGGTTGAAAAACCCACGCATAATGTTTCATTTCCAACAGTTGGAAAGCTTACGTCTTAGTGTCCCGAACGCTGGGAGGAGCGATTGGCTCCGTTTGTGATGAGCAGATTATAAATGGAATCTATTTTTCCGCTTTGATCTCGAATCATTTGTTCGATCCGCGCATTGTCCGTTTGCCTTTGGACAGACTCGGCTTGCAATGCTTCTTTGGTTGCGTAGCGGTTCTCGACGGCAACAACAAACGAAGTGATTTTGCTCGCGCCTGAAAAAAAGAATGACGAAACTCCGACCACGATGGCAATGAACGTCTGAATCATCGCAAAATGAAAAGGCTTGAGCTTGATCGTGTTGGCATCCACACGCGGTCTATTGGTCATCTCTCCTGGGAGTCTACCTTTGAACAAGCGCTCGCGTAATGTTCGCTTTCCAACGGTTAGAAGGTCTTGCGGCTCTACGTCTTGATCCATGCCGCCTGCGACGCAATAAATGTAGGCTGGATACCTTGATTAGCCATAAAGTTCGCTATTGCGATGTGTGCGCCATCGTAAGGAGAAAACACGTCATCGACGGCAACCATGCAACCCGATGGAAGTTTATCCCAAATGCTTTGAAGTTCTGCGAGACGCTCAAGTGCGATCGAGGGGCCGAATGAGATTCGTAAATCGCCAGAATTCAAATATAGAAGCGCTACCTTTGAAAGAACAGCGGTCGAAATTTCTAGAAGAAGTGTCTTTGCGTCGCCACACTCATATTCTACGTCTTGAGTTTTTTCTTTCATCGCTTCGATCACGCTCTGGTCTGAATCAATCGAAAGAATTTTCGTTCCCGAAAGGTTTTGCGCAACCCAATCCCAGACAAGAGTTGCTGGCGCATCAATCGCCCAAAGAGGGCCTCGTGCAATTCCAGATTCGATGATCTGCGTAAGGCCGTTTACTTTTTCAGCTTCAACGTGATCGACCATCGCCGCGATACTTCCAGCACGTTTTCCGAGGGCGGGATAAAAAGCGGATTCAACAAAATCATCCTTTAGGCTCATTTTTTGCTCCCTCGCAAGTTTGCGTAAAAGGAGGCCACGTCCTCAGGATTCGGAAGAATTTTCTCCATGAGCCCCGCGGGCAAATCCTCAGCCTTTACTTCCTCTTCTTGCGCGGGTGAATAGTCGATATGATTCCAAACGCCATCGCGACCGAAGTTTTTCGTTTTGTAACCGAACTCTCCCTTACGCCAATGCGTGATGTAATCAGGATGTTTACAAGTGGCGACGAATCCGATGAACGCGTCGCCACTCGCAGCGATGTGGATGGGAGCAGAGTCATTTGAAAACAGGAATTTTACATTTTTGAGAAGTGCGATGAGATCACGCATCGAAAGTTGATTGCGAAGATCAATGCAGCCATCAGGGTTCACATCGACGAATCCGACGTTTCCACTGCCCACCTCGAAGCCTTCTTTACCGATGAGAACGACTTCAAAACCTTTGCGCTTAAAGGCTTCGATTTGCTCATCCCAATAGGACTTCGGGAATGTCTTTGATGGCCAGTGTCTCCCGGCGTGAATGACGACGGCGCGGTCTTTCAAATTGACCACCCTTGCAACGTCGGAATTCTGAATCGGATAATCCGGCAATTGGATTTCCTTTTCCGAGTTTGGAAGCTGACAGCGAAACATGCAGATAGATGGAAAATCCACGCAATGAGAAATCATGTGCGAGAGGAATTCCCAAAGTAAATGAGTCGGAGGAACAATGCTTTGAAAGGTCAGGTAGTTTTCATGAACGGGAAGAACTTTGCGCGTGTCGAACACTTCTTCAAATTTTAGGTGCGTGAAGAGATCGGGCTGTTTTGAGGCAAGGCTTATCTTGCATTTAGAAAACGTGCGAAGCGCAAATCGAATTGCGGGCTCCGCACAAACCTGATCCCCCAAGCCCCCCCCAAGTGTTGATTAAAAAATTGTTCTGCACGCCTCGCTCAAACGCTTGGCTGACGACAAATGAGGGGATGACGGCACCGGGAAGAATGACCCGAGGTGGTCCTTTTGTTTTCTCTACTTGGTTTTCTATCTGTTCTGCTTGCATAAGATGAAGTCAGAATAGCTGTCTGAAAACTCACACATAACGTATGATTTCCAACGGTAAGAAAGCCAACGTCTAAACGTCATATTCGATCTCGATTGCATCGGCGAAGTGGTCAGTAAAAAACTGTGTGCCCACCCGAGGCGTCGAATTCACATATACATTGAGCGCCTGACCCGGCACGACCGTCATCGTTCGAGATTCAACTTTCGATCCGATGCGAAGGCGCTGCGAATTCGCAACCAGAGTTGGCGAACTCAAATTTGCACTCGCGGCTCCGTGCATAACTGTCGTTCCCCAAACATAGAGGGTTCCATCGGTCGTTTGTCCAACGATCCCGCCGCCGGTTGGCATAACGAATCGCCATTTTCTTCCGCCCGCGACGAGTGTTGGAGTGGAAACATAGTCAAAGCTCGGATCGAAAACACCGATTCCGAGAAGCCCCAGGTAATTCATTCCCCATGCCCAGCAATTATCGTCCTGGTCGATTGCCCAATATGCAGAGGAGTTTCCGTACGAAACACTTTTGAATTTCGTGCCTGGCTTAATTACGACCGGAGTGGAGCTTCCGTTCGGATCGCCGTTGCCAAGTTGAGGATCTCCAGCGCCCCAACCATAAAGTGTTCCATCTGCCGTGATAAAATAAAATGGTCCACCAAATCCACGAAACGGATAAAGTTTAGCAATTTTCCCGAATGAGCTGAGAACCAATGTTGGCGTGCTGTAAGCCTTGTAGGTGATTGTTAGAAATGGACTCGAAACAACCGATTCGATATCGGCGGCCCCGTTTCCCATGTCGCCACGACCCCACGCGTAGACTTGACCGTCTTGAGTGAGGCCGAATGTCGGTTGCATCGTGTAGATCGCCTGCCATTTTTTTCCACCTGCAATTAGGACCGGAGAACTGACAGCTCTAACCGTAGATGGATCAAGGCCCGCGCCGAGCTGACCGTCCAGAGCATTATCCGCAAAGAGAGCGTCGTAGTTCGGTCCCCAAGCGTATCCGTCACCGTTTTGGTCTATTCCAAACGCAAGGTTGCCGGTCGTATAGGCCCATCTCCATTTTTTTTTGCCAATAACAAGCTGGGGAACCGAATACATAGGCACAGACCCAGGAGAGATACCATTTCCAAGGCACCCATTATTATTGTACCCCCACATATAAAGGTCAGAGTTTACGTCGATACCCCAAGGAGCCCTTGCGTCCTTCCATTTATGTCCGCCCGCGACCAATTGCGGGGCGCTGTAATAAAGCGTAGAGGTATTGTTTCCAATCGAGCCCCCTTGGTTTGTTCCCCAAAGGTAAAGGTCGCCGTCTTTAGAAAGGCCTCCGTAATTAGAAATTCCTTCTGCACTTCGCGCCCACTTGATACCTCCCGCAATAGCGGTTGGAACAGAAGCGTCAGTTCCAAAACTGCCGGTGCCAAGCGCGACGTTAAACCCAGAGTTCGGGCCGAGGCCCACCATGTCTTCGGTTTGAGTGATGAAGTGCCATCCTGTCGTAAGGCCCTGGCCCTGAAGCATTTCATCGAACATGCCGTCGATGTTGAATATCTTCCGAGCTGTAATGAGCGTGACGCCCGCAGGCGGCGTGAATATTCCATCGTTTATGAATCGTTTGATGACCTTTGCCATTTGCATTTCCTCTCAATCAAAAAAATAATTTGTTCCGTCCGCTCCGAAGGCCTTCTTTCCGAACGCAGCTTCCAAAATAAAGTCCGCGCCTAGACCTTGGAGAAGTTGCGAGCCCTGACGCTGAATTGTGATCGGGTTCGTCGGTGCGTTTCCTGCGTTGTCTTGGATTTTTACTCTGAAACCCTTGCGCGGAAGCGGAAGTTGAAGCGTGATCGCAATTGTTGAAGTGTCCACAAGAAGCGTGAGGCCATTGTGCGCTTCCGTAATTTGGAAAGGCGTCGTGCTAACTGCGAGGTTTGATTGCTGACCACCGCTTTGAATCGTGCCGCCGGTGCCCTTGAAAACTCGGTAGATATTTCTATCTGCGCCGGTATTGGAGAATGTGTCGGCAGTAGTTTGCGCTACATCAAGAAGGTTATCGGTGCCGGTCAGAGAGATATTTCCGTCGATGGTCAAATCGCGAAATCCATTTTTGTTTCCGCTGACGGTGACGTTTCCTTGAAGGACTGAGCCGATTCCAAGCCCCAAAAAAATAATGCCATTGTTCGAGTTTGCGTTGAGGTTTCCAACGATGGTGCCCTCAAGCACACGAACGACCCCACCCCCCGCGGTGGCGGCGGCATCGTAAGCGAGTTGTGGATCGCTATAGTCAGCATCGTTGCTTGTGACTTGTGCGGCCGTCCCAAGCGTCGCGACAACTTTTTCAGCGCTCTTGTCGGTCTTATCCTCGAAATATTTAAGCCATTGGCTAATTGAATAAAGAATCCAGTTTTCTTGCTGCGCTGGAAGTGGCTCGTTCGGCGACCAGCCTTGCGTCATCTTCGATCCCGAAGGTTCTGAAATTTTCGTTGGGTCTCCGTCTGGAACCCAGTTCAGTTGATCGACTGTCGGTTTTGCTATTCCCATAGTTCAATTCCTTTCTAATAAAGATCCGCGAAAAGCCCGCCGGCGGTTGGATCGTTTACGTCTCCAAAACCGCGACCACCGCTGAAAACGAGCGGGTTTGTTTCGTCGTAATGACCGAAAGAATCGAGCGAGACGCCCGCGGGTAAAAATTTTTGAAGTTGTGCCCTGATTTTTGCGCGCGACTCTTCGGGAATGGTTGTCGTTGAAAAAATATCGACCGCGGCTGGATACACTTCGAGATACCAAACAAGAGTAGAGCCGATGAAAAACTTTGCCGCAGCGATGATCTCTTCCGGGGTGCCTTGATTTAGGTTCTGGATGATCTTCGCTTTGATCGCGAGTAAGTAATCTTCATCGCTTTGGCCGGCGGCTCTTTCGATGCCGACGATCACGCCGTTTCGATCTTGCTGAATGCCTTCCGCAGTATCGACGCCAACTTTGTTTTCCAAATCTTGAATGACATTTTCGATGTCTTGAATTTGTTCGATGAAAGCCGCAAGCATCCCGTTTAACCGAACTTTGTTTTTGTATTGCTCAAGAAACCGAGCCGTCGCTCTGTCGATGTGGTCTACGATTGGTGTGATACTCATAGGACGTTTACCCCCGTATCTGGAGCGGCAAAAGATGCTACCTCGAATGCCGCGATAGCGATGTTATCGTCGTGAGCCGGTGCGCCCGGAGTTGTAGAAACTGGAGAACGGTCAATGCGAACGGTGACATCCAGAATTCCCGGAATAGAATTCAGTTGAGCCACAAGCTGCGGATAGACGACGATCTTTTGTCCAATCCCAAGTGCATTTCCCCAAGAGAGAATCGCTTCTTGAACAAGAGCGGCGCCGTTATCGGGAAACAGGGTGGCATCAATCGTGAGATCAAGGCTCGTGAAAATCCGTACTTGCGTTGGTCGGCTAAACGCCACCGTTCTTGATTGCCCTTGTGAGTCGAGCACGGAGACTGAAATTGCGCCGTAAGGTTTAATCCCCGCGGGCTTCGCACTCCAAATCGCGCTGCCGATGTCGCCATCGGTTCCACCGTCCACGACCATTTCGAATGACTTTCCAGGGCGGCCGTCTCCATCAGTCGTAAGTTCGATGTTTTCAAATGGCTCTACGTTATTCACATCCTGGACGTTCAAAAGATTTGCGCGAAGGGCATCCAGCGTGGCCTTTCCGCCAATGCTTAAGGTGTTTGCTCGTCGCTGCCTTAACTGAATGTCGGTTTCTTTATTACGTCCAACGGTGGTCGCTTCTTTATTGATCGTGCGCACGAGTCCCGATCTCGGAGTGTCAATTACGATAAGCGTTCCAATAGGCGCGTCGATTGGGCCAGTCACGGTCGCTGTGCAATCGACAACTCCTTGTGCGACGCCGGCTTGGGTTTGCGTGATGCTGATCGTGACCGCAACCGCGGAACTTGTGAGCAAACTTATTTCAGTCAGAAGGTCTTGCGGTTGAAGACCATCGTCACCCGCAAATTCAACAAAAAACCCCGTCGAAAAATCACCCGTGACCGAAACCCCTGAAAGGTTCGGCAAAGCATTCAAAGCCGATTGAACATCGGCTGCGATCGCACCGAAAGGAATTGCGGCCGTCGTTTGCTCATCGAAGGTAAGCGTGAATGAGCCGGCGTCGGGAACGGCTGAAAATGTGATTTTCTGAATCGCATTGACCCCATCCCCAAGCGTTACATCTGAGTTGGTCAGAAACTTCGCAGTTGGATTTCCATCGACTGAAAACTGAGTGTCCTGTGGAATCAGCGAGCCGGAGGTTCCAAAGAGTAGCTGATTCTTTTGGACCGACTTCGCTGCTCCTTGAATCGTAAGACCGTTAAATGCCACGGCATTAACGAGGCTCACGCCTTCAGCGGTGTCGGGATATCTGGAGTTGTAAAGGTCTTCGAGTGCTTCCCAAATAAGTGAAAGCGACTCTGAATAAATACCGTTCACGTTTCCAAGAACGCTTGAATCGGTTAGGTTGACCGAGTTTCCGAGAACCGATCTAATTTTTGCTTCTGTTTCGCTTTTAATATCCGCCAGGCGCTTGATGAAAAAGCCCTGCGGTGTCAGTCCAAACGCCATGTTACGCCGCCTCCCCAAAGGTTTCTGTGAAGTCGAGAACGCCGTCGGAAACTTGAACCGAGAACGAGATGACGAGCGCCTGCGAAGACGGGTCGAAATCCATGTCGAAGCTTAGAAGTTCCAAAACCCCCGGCGTGTCGATGATTTGATTTTTAATGACGCCATCAATGGCGCTTAAGTTCGGATCTTTAACGAGAATGTCTTGGAAATACGGAAGGCCCGCATCAAGGTTCAAAAACCATTCGCCCATGAAAGTGCGGAGCCGCTGCAAGATGTGTTGTCTTACGGCATCCGATCCAGTGGTCATCACGAGATCAGCGTTTTCGAGAACCAAGTCGCCGGTTACGTCATCGAGTTTAAGATCACTCATGTCGCTACCTTCACTTTCGCGCTACCGACATCATTCACAGTCGGAGGAGGACTCACCGGCGCTGCGGCCGTCCCGGTCTGAGCTGTCGGTCCCCCCGTGGTCGAAACAAGATGCGTGTGCGAAGCTGACCACGAACGCAGGCTTTCAATTTCCTGTTTCACTTTGGATGCGATAGCGACGAACTCAGAAAGGGAATGGTCGCCAAGTAGAACGCTTGTCCCTTTTATCGAAACTGTTCCGTCCGTTTTGATGTGGATTTCAGATGATTGATTTACGATCTCGATGGAGGTTTCATCGGCCACCGTAAACGGATCGTTCTCGGGATAAAGCCCCGGATAACAATAGGCATCTGACAGGTGATGCTTTCTCGGATCATCGGGATCGACGACCCCACCTTGCGCGATCCAATTTTCAAGGCTTCGTTCGGAGAAAATGACCATCACTGAATCACCTTCTTTGAGTGGAAGGTGAATATGCGCGCCGTTCGCTCTTGGATGCGCTACGGGAATGTCGATTAAAAGCGGAAGCTCGGTAAGTGTTCCGTCGCCATAGGTTCGCTTCAGTGCGGGCCGCACGGTCGCAAGTTGTTTTTGGGCGTCGTAACTTTGAACGATTCCGGGCATGGACGTGTGAAGCTGAATTAATCGCGCTTCAACCGCAGCCTTGATAACGTCTTCGAGTTGAGGGCTAAAGCGTTCTGTCGCCATTACGCCGCCTCCACTCGCGTGTACCATGGAAGGTCCACGGTATCTCCTTCGTGAACGACTTTTTCTGCACGGAAATTTCCGTTCACGAGTTTGCTTTGAATTTGAATCAAGCGGCCAGGGTTCAAGTCCGGTTGCAAGAGGCTCAAAACTTCAACGCCGATAATCTTTTTGTTTGGGCTTCCAATGAGCCCCGTGTTTGGCGAAAGAAGAAAAGCCGTTTCCGATGTGGTCGAATTTTTCTGCACGATCTGGACGGCGCCGTTTTGGACAGACCATTCAAGACCAAATTTTTGCGTCAGATAATCAAGGTGATCCCGCGCGGGACCGGAAAGCGAGAGACCGCGGAGAAATGTTTTGTTCGGAATATTCGCTTGATCGCCTTTGGTAAGCCCAAGTGCGCCCACAAGCGAATCGAAAATATCTTTGATCGTCGTGCCTGCTTTGAAACTCAAATCAAGACGTGATTGCTGATAAGCAACCATGCCGTCGCCAATCTCGAATTTCGTGATAACGTCGGAGCCTTCCTTCGTCGAAATGCAACGACCAATATCTCCCCGAAAAATGACCTTTGGAGTTGAGCCGTAGCCGGCAAGAAGCTCGACAACCTTTGCTGTCTTCTCGGCATAGCCGCGACTTGCTTCGGCCAAGTTGTAGATTCGCACTTCGGCTTTATTGACCGTGCTTGAAGTGTCTTTTTCGATGCGAAAACCGATTCGGAAACCTTCGGTGACTGGCTTCGTTGGATCTTGGCTTGTAATTTGGCTTCGGAATTCTTTCCCGTCGCCGCCGTTTGGGCCAACACGAAGAATTGCAATGCGATCAAAGAGGAGTTGGCTATCCACTAGACGCCTCCTCATAGAGAAAAAGAACGCGAGAGCCAAAATCTGAGTCGGTCGGATTCAGATTTTGGCCGGAAGTATCCCAAGCGACAAAGGTGCCCGGAGGCGCACCTTCGGCTTTGAAGCGCGAAATAAGATCGGTGCTTACGATGACTGGAATCCCAATTAGGATGTCATTTCCGGCGGCATCTCGAATGCTGAAGGTCCACCCAGCCCGACGGGCGTTGTATTGAAACGCGAGTTGGTAAGTGACGCCCTCAAGGTCGATCAAAAAGTCGTAAGCCGGAAGATCGCTTCGGACGGGAATTTCAAGAAACGCCATCAGCCGCCCCCCTTGAACCAAGAGGTCAGACCTTTAAGTGCGCTTTGGTTTTGGTCTGATGAAATCTTTGAAGACTGTTTTCCAAGGTCGCTCGAAGGCGAGGCAGTATGCTTTACACTGGATGCGGTTTTCTGAATCGTCACCGTTGCACTTGAGACCGTGCGAATTTCTTTTAGCTTCGCCGTGAATCGAAGTTGGCCGCCGGTTTTCGGATCTTTCGGAAACGAAATCGACTGAATGACCATGTTGTTGTATTGTGTGAGGCCCGTGACGAGAGTGAGCTTCGTTTTCTTTTTCCAAAGGTTGATGAGGATCGAATACGCTTCTAGCGCCGGATCGGTTGCTTGCGAAAAGAGTTTACCCCCCAGCACTGCGCCGCCGGCGGCCCCGGCGAGAGAACCGAAACCCCCGAGGCTTGAGCCCAAAAGCCCACCCGCCGCAGTTGTCAAACCTTGGAGAGATGAACTTAAAGTGATTGGGGTTGATGAAATTACGCCCTCAATGTCGAGCATGATGGGCTTTGGTCTGATGTTGTCGGAAACGTCCGTTCCATCCTCCACCGGATGATCGGTGATGTCGGATTCGTAAGTCGGAACCTCGCTTGTCGTAGCGTCCACCAAAAGAACCGTTTTTCCGTTTTGGTCCTTGATGTTGGTTCTGATTTGCTTTCCGAGAATAGATAGGAGTGACATCAGTTTGCCGGCGCTCCCAAGAATGACCGATTTGTTTGGCGCAAGAGAGAATCAAAACCCCGGTCGATTGAACTTTGAAGTTGAGGCGCGACTTGAGTTGGATCGACATTCGGCCCAACTTGAAATGTCATCTGAGAATCAATTTTTACTGGAGCCGAAA